CTCCATGTCCATATTCGTGTTGAGCTTTCCTCACCTCAAATGGTTGAGTAGTCTGTCCTATATAGACTTTGCCATTTTCTTTGTTTGTTACTTTGTATATTCTCATAGTAATAAATATCTAAAAGTAGTAAAAGAAAAGTGGAAGATAGAATTAATTTATTAAGAATCAAATTTTCCGTGAGCGATAATTTCATCATCACTCTCTAAAACATAACCTATTGAAGTAGTATTAACTTTTAAAAGAAAATTACTACCACTTTGTTGTACTTCTAATGCATCATGTTCCATATATTGACCATTTAAGAAAAATACAAAATCATTTTCACCCACTGATGTTAATCCACTTGGTGCAGATGCCATCGTAGCAGTAAAACTTGCTGTCTCATATCCAGATATATCATTTAAAGTTACAGCTCCACTAAAAGATGCAGCTTTCTTTACATAAGATTTTCTTAAAAATTCATTTCTATGGTCTACATAAAGTTTTGAGGTAGCTGATGTATTTAAACTTGCAGTTGCTGGTAATCCTAATACTTCTCCCCCACCACTAAATGTTAAATCGGCGTTACTCCCCATAGTAGAAGATGCAAGGGAAGTAATTGTTTTATTAGTTAATGTATCGGTTGTAGAAACACCAACTATATTAATATTTGCTCCAGTAGCGTTATCTAATGCCCATCTCGATTCAGAATGATCCCATATTAACTGTGCGTTTGTCTCACCACTTCTACCAACTCTCATTCCAGCGTCCGCTGAACTTAACGCAGTGGAACCTGTAAAATTTAAATCTATAATTGGATCTTCTACTTGCATTGTAGCAACATTTGCTACACTTTGACTACCCTCTACAATTAAATCACCATAAATTTTCAATGATCCAGTCATATAACCCGCTGGATTTAAAGTCATTATTAACTGACTACCATAACTTCCAGAAGTATATATATTACCACCAGTATCATCATATAAATAATAATTTGAGGCTTGTACAATCCCTGTAAGGCCTGCATCTAGAGAACCAGTTCCTAAATCATCTTGAGTGAAATCGTCCCAAATTACATCATATAATCCCGTGGCTGGGTTTATAGAACTGCCAACTCTCAAAACTTGTCTTGCAACAGTGGACGATTTTGCTTGTCTTGTTAAATCTATTAATGCCATAATTTAATCCAAATCTATTGGTTGTATTTTATATCTAAAAATAATTTGATCACCACTTTTTAAATTTATACCCTTAACTTTTCCACTATCGTGGGTTAGTTTTCTAAGCCTTACTTTTTTATAATTATCAGCAAAATAAAAGTCAGTACCTATTGCAGTTGTCCAAGGCGGGTTACTAATTTGTTGAATTTGATTAACTGAAAACTTAAAAGAAGCAGGTCTAGGTTGATATTTCGAAACAGAATGAAATACACTTAAATCAAACTCCTGATAATCTGAAGTAGATGTAGATATATCAGTAAATTCTAATTCCCTTACTCTTTCCCTACTAAAATCTTTCATCGCCCCCATAGACATAATATCATATTTAATCGTTGGAGCTCCGTCTAAATTATTCATTCTATAAGGTAAATTTGAACCTGACTCATCAGTAAATTGAAGTTTATCAGCATTAAATATTGATTCGCTTACCGCCGAAACAAATTTTCTTAAATTTCCCTTATATCCTTCTAATTGTGTTATCATATTATTATAGTACTATAGTTTATTGTAATATTATCATTTTCATCTAAATCAATACCCTGTATTGTATTTTCGCTACTATGTTTTTTATTTATACTAATAAATCCAGCACTTGATGAAGACATAAAAAAATCTTTGGAACGTGTCGTATCCTCTTGATTAGCTGGACTAGTTAAAATTTGACCATTTACTCCAACTGAAACAGACCCATTTCTTATTTTATGTCCTGTAGGTACCGATATTGTATAATTTTGTCTATCTGGGGTAGGCGTAGTATCTAATGAAGAAGATTGTGACCCAGACAGATATGTAAATTGTTCCAAAAAAGAAGCACTTACATATCCCAGAGTCAAAACTGCTTTAGTATCTTCAGAACTTGTTGGTTCTCCACCATATCTCATTATATATCTAGTATCTCCGCCATAGATATTAGTAAATTGTAAATCTTGTATTTCTTGACCTGATGAAGGTGACACTCCTCTAATAAAATCTGTTGCTCCTGCCAATCCATTTGGCAAATTTGATCCCAATGATGTACCTAAAATCCTAACTGTTTCCGTTTTAGTATCTGGTCTATACATTGTTGAAAAGCTTCCATCTGTTTCATCCATAATATCTATTCTTGATGGACTAAAATATTTTGTAGTAGTAACATAATCATTAAATGATTCTGGAACCAAATATCCTCTAAAACTAAAAGAAAATGTAGTTTTAATAAGACGCTCATTATCCGCCATCTCTGTATTGTTTTCAAAACTATCTATATTTACTTTAAATTTAAATTTTCCTGGTTCTCCCCAATATGCACCATCTGAATAATTAATTTTTTCAACTATAGCATTCATTTGTTCAATAAACGGTGTCCAAATTATACATTCATATGTCATTGTCATATAATCTGGCATTGCTACAGTATAATATTCTTTAGATTTTGTTAATCCTTTTTGAACATTAAACTTATCATATCTATTCTTATTTGTATATTTTCTTTCAAAAGTATAAAATAATTTTGGGTCATTAGCATCTAACTTATCTACAGGTAAAGTTTCATCTTTTTGTATAGACGACCTTCTAAAAACAATCAATGGTGTAATTAATTGTCTTTTTTTATCTCTTAAATGACCAGTTTTACGAATTGAAGCCCACCTTTCAGGATTTGCATATAAAACTGGTACCTTTACAACTTCACCAGCTTCCATAATTGTAGGTTGTATCACATTAGTAAAATAATACATAATAGCCGCATCATGATCCATCAATGTAACTTCTACATTTTTTACATTATCACCACGCTTTCTGGCCAATCCACGATTCATTGGTGGAGTAGTAAATCTTTGTCTAATAGTTCTTGGTATAGGTTTTGATCTAGCCACTAATTACCTCTTTGCCTTTCAATTTGTAAATTAGATCGTCTTATTAAGAATGAATTACATACTACAGACCAATTACTATCAACTTGTCCACCAACTAATTGATTTTCATTCATAGTTCCGACTTCAAAATGTGCATAATTCCAATCTAAGATATCACCTGGTTCAATAACTAAACTCAATTCTGTAAGATATTCTCTTTCAAACCAAAATTGAGCAGTTTGTCTTAAATCAACTCCAAATTCTTCTGTATTAAAATCAAAATCATCCGCTTGTATCAAACAGGGTAATTCAACTCCCTTTAAATATGTTTTACCACCAGACGATTCCCCATACAGATTTGTCATAGTATCTGCAGCTGATATTCTATATAATACACAAGTTTGATTGATAATTCCATCTTTTTCATTTTTTAAATTACCAACCAATTCGCGATTTATAGAAGTAAAAAAATTTCTATCTGTTTGACTTAAAAAACGACTTGGCATATTTTAATCCTATTTTACATAAATTGGCAAAGGTACTTTTTGCAACTTTTCTAGTAACATATCAGATTCATCTTTATCTCTTTCCATCAATGACCTACGAGTTGTTTCCTCTAACATTTCACGTAACTGTGTAACTAAAATTTCCTTTTCAGTTTGAGCTTCACTTCGTAATGCATCTCCATCCAAAGTAGTTTCTGAATTAGGAATTGGAATACTAGTATATTTACCTCTGATTGTTCCCAATAGTTCTTTAGCTAAAGCCAATCCATATTTACGAATCCACTGCTTCCCAGTATCATTAATTTGACTATATACCATATTATTATATGGAACATTAGAAAAATCTGATATTGAAGCCAATGATGACCCACCATAATCAGCGCTTGTTGAATCCTCTTTATCACTTACTAAATAATATTCAAACCATATTTTAAAATTAGTCCCTGGATCTGGAAATATTCTCACTTTATTGTTCACCAAATGAAATGAATATGCTGATTTTCTAATTTGATCATTCAATTCAATAGCCTGTAATCTTAACATATCTTCAAATATAGGCATTAATGTAAAAGTTACCGCTGGAGACATTCCACCAAATCCAAATCCTTCTATCATTTTATGAGTTCCATATCCAGTAGTTGCATAAGGGTCAAAATATCTTTGAATTGCAGGAGTTGGTCCATGATATAGTCTTCTAATTTCTATAGCTTTCCCACTTTCTGATACATTTGCCCATAATGCATTTAAATCATATGTTTGTGAACCACTAACTGTATCTATACTACCACTTTTTAATTCTACATTCCCACCAACTGGAGTAGAAGCTTCTGTCCCATATCTACCAGATAATTTAACAGTTCTACCAAGTGTAGGCGTAATATTTCTATGTGTCAAATTTGACCCAGTAGATTGACCTGCTAAATTAAATAAATTATCTTTAATATTAAATTGATTTACTTGTGCTGAATATTCTGTGACAGCTTCCTCATAAACCGCATAAAACGAGCCGGATTGCATCTCTACATCCATAATTGGATATCCCAATCTTTTAGCACACCAATCTGAAAATCTATCTACAGAATTAACTCCAGATCCAGAAAATTGAGTATCACTATCATAAATTCCAAATGGAGTTTGTCCTGAAGCAAATGAACTACTTCCTGGCCATATTGCTGTTTGTGGCATTATAATCTCCTAAAATAAATATATTTCTTCAACTATAAATATAAAACCCTCTATAAATAGGCATAAAAAAAGCCCCCAATAAATGAGGGCTTATTTTATTTTATAAATCTATTTTGTAAATCTGCCATATTTATCCTTCTTTATCACTCTATTTTTTAACATCAGGCATCTATCATCATATTTAACTTGACCCTCTGTTTTCCCATACTTATCTTGAAACCAGGGAAGTGAAAAACGACCTTTTGCTTTCTTTTTTAATTCTACTATTGTTTCAGCATTGTGTTTTTTACCATACATTCCGTTTTGATATCCTGTATTTATATCTCTCATTTTTTCTACAAACTGTTTATATTCTGGAGTGTCATATCTCCCTTCCCAAACATCTCCCCCACCAGAAGTATCCTGCTGTATATTATATCCATTAAACCCATCATATTTGTAAATATAAAATAATTCCAAATCAGCCATTTCGGATTCTGTGCATTTAGCAAGTTCTATAGATTTCATATTGTCCCACCCATACTTTCTAATTGCTTTGTATATTGGAAAATTATATGTTCTCCTATTATCTCTAGTAGCGTTACTCTTATGCTCATTTATTCGTTGAACAAAATTATTAGTTCTACCCACATAGTTTTTACCACTTGGACTTGTTATTTTGTATATTGTTATTTCCATAATACTCTCCATATAGTAATAAATAGTTTCGGACATAAAAAAAGCCCCCAATAAATGAGGGCTTATTTTATTTGAGATTAAAAATCTCGGACGACTAACTGACCAAACTATTATACATAGTTTACGTCTGCTACAACGACCTGTCCATAAAATTCTGGACGGACCATTTTCTTAGCATAACGGGTCATTACCCCTTTCCTCGGGGTGAAGTTAGAAGGATCATAAACAAGAGGTGTCATGATCAAAGGAACGTATGGAGCATAAACCGCACCAGTTTCTAAGAAGTTAGACCCACGGAATCCAACAAGGATTACGTTTTCTAACATATATGGATTCTTATAAACTGTATAGCGACTATTTAACATACCGACCTTTTGAACACCCATTGCAAATGAGCTATTAGATGCATTACCATCAGTGTCTGCTGCGTATCCAGGAATACTCTCTATGATTGTTGCTGTTTCAGGTGAAACCACCATCCAGTTAGCACCACCACGTAGAGTTTTCTGATGAATTGCGTTACTTACACTTTGGATTTTGTTTCCAAGAGTCTGGAACCATTCACCCTTTGTATAAGCATTAGATTCACCACTTGACTGTGCGAAAGCTCCGCCTCCAGTTGGACGTTCATATCCAACTCTTGCTGACCAATATTCGGTCTTAGCATCTGCGTTTGCTCTAAGCATGTCTATGATTTCTAAATCGATTTCCATTGATACATACTCACTTAACATTGCTGTAAGCTCTGCTTCTGCATCAACACTATGATAAGCGTTAAGATCTTGAGCTAACTCAGGAGTCCATACTGCTTTCAATTTACGTGTTTTAGCAACAATGCTAACCTGACGTAATTGAATATCAATTTCTGGAATACCTAAATCGCCAGTATCTCCACCAGACCAATCTTCACTTGCGCCAACTTCAAAGTCACCACGAGTTGAATCAGTAGGTTGTTGACCATACTTAACTGTTAGATTCCCTAATGTGCCAGCTGCTGATTGTCTAACAACGAATACTACTTCATTAGCAGATGAACCAGACAGTTTTGTATATGCAGGGAAATACTCATCAAATCCAGAACCAGATACCACCATTGAACGAACAGCTTCTGTATCAGGACGAGTCATACCTGCGGTAGAAACCGTCACTTTAGTAAGTGCATTGTCTGCACCAGCTGTTCCGATAGTTAGACTAGGTTCATAATCGATATCTCTTGCTGCAACTGAACCAGTAGTATAAGTACCACTAGCTACAGTTGATGCGTGAATGGATTGTGCAGCAGTTTCTTGCTCATTAGTTGAATAAGCGAACTTACCTGCGCCATACAATCCACCACTAGGATCACCAGATGCTGATGTGTTACCATAAACATCGTCACCAACGCTAAAGCCTTGATTGGCTGTACCGTATTTAAAGTCTAGATAGAAAATCAGACCTGATGGAAGGTTCATAGGCTGTACAGAAACAAATTCCTGTGCTGCCAATTCACCAAAGATACGTCTAACTAGAGGAAGTGCAACTCCACTCCATTCTTCCGTACCTGGTCCACCAACTCTTGAAGATTCATCAATAAGCTGACGTGCTTGGTTTTCAAGCAACTGTGCCATTGTATGAACTTTATTTTCGTCCCCGAGACCCTCTAACAGACCGGTAGCTTCCCACTTTTCAACGAGCTTCTTAGTTTCATTCCGACGCTCAATATGCGGGTTATAGCCATCCATAATTTCTGCTATTGCCTTACTTGACATAATAATTCTCCAAGTTTATTAAAGGATATTAGCCAACTTCTGAAAACGTTGCTTCATTTCATCTGATTCAGAAAGAATTTCTTGTTCCTGTTTTTCAGATTTCGTGCTAGCAACTGGTCTTGAAGCTGACCCCTTTTTAGATTCTTTAACAATTTCTTCTCTGGTAGAGCCTTTAACAAAAGATTCTGCCATCGTTGCGTAAACAAGTTTGACTTCTCTAAGGTTCTTTGCTCTATCAAATGTTTCAACTACTTTCATTTTCTGATCATTAGATAAACCATACGACCTGAATAGTTTATTAGTGAACAAAAGTTTTGCATTAAGTAAGTTGACTTCGTTCAACTTAGAACGAAGATATTTTACGACATCGCGATGCTCGTCTAGTTCTGTTTGAAGATTTTCCATATCTTCAGAGGTAGTATCTACTTCATCTTCTTCTTGAAGTGCTCTTAATACTTCTTCTAAATCAATTTCTTCTTCGGCTTCTGTAAGTTCATCAGATTCAGCAATCACTTCTTCAAATTCTTCAGATTCTTTAAGTTTTGCTTTTCCTGGAACTCCTATTTTAGAAGATTCATCAGATTCGCCTTTGTGATTATCAGATTTACCGATACCAGAAGATTTATCAACTTCTTCGTCAACATCTTCTTTATCTTCATCATCTTCATCAGCTTCCTCAGCTTCCTCTACGGACTCTGATTCATCTATTTCAGATTCTTCAGTAAAATCAGCATCTTCATCTTCTTCCAATTCTGATTCTAATTCTCTCAGAACTGCTTCTAGATCAAGATCATCACCCATATCTTCTTCATCTTCAGGAGCTTCTTCTTCAGCTTCTTCTTCTTCGCCTTCTTCAGAAACTACTGGTGCATATTTTACACCATCGATTTCGATTACGCCTTCTTCTTCCATTTCTTCTTCAGCGTCTTCTTCATCTTCCATTTCAGCTTCTGCTTCTTCTTCAGAATCTTCATCAGAAGGATCTTCATCATCTTCATACATGCCTTCATCTTGAACTTCTACTTCTTCTTCCACGTCATCAGATTCGTCAACTGAGTCTGCATCTTCATCAGATACAGCATCTTCAGTTACTTCATCTTCAGTACCTTCTTCTTCAATCTCAGATTGAATTTTCTTAGAAAGCATAGATTTCAAGCGAGGTGTAAAAGCTTCTTCTAAAGCGACTTTGGCGTTTTCAAGAGCTGTTTCACGAACTGCTTTTGCATCTGCAATGGCTTCTTTTAAAAGATCATCCATTACTTTTCTCCTATTTCATTTAGATAAAAATTATCTAAATTTAATATTATTTTGGATTTAAAATAGTTATTGGGAACTATTATACGACATATTCATTGGTACACTATATGATGGGAAGGTTTTCCCAATAGTGTATTTATTTTTATATAAATATAAACTTTTTTTATAAAAAGGTCTATAATCAGTAAGAATTATTGTTTTTCTCTGTATTTTGACGCATTCTGAGCTTAGATCTTAACTTTTTTCGCCTATTTTTAACAGACGGCTTAGTATAATAACTTTTCTCAGATAATTCTAACATTAATTTAGAGTCTTTAACTTTTCTCTTAAATTCTCTTAAAGCTCTTTCAACGTTATTATTTTTAACTTTAACTTCTATCAATTATAACCTCTATTTACCTTTCATTCTAGTATATAAACCACCAAGTTGTTTTTTTGCTTCTTTAAATGGATCAAATACTGTAGGTTCTACTGATTCGGAAATTCTTTTATATTGTTTACCATTAATAGTAATTGATTCTTCTGATTTACCATGCATCCAAGCATCACCTTTACCACCTGCTGGGTCTTCCAAATCATCTTCATCTTCGTCACCACCGAATTGTTCATCTCCATACTCAGCCGCCTGTCTAAACAAATCCATAACTTCTTTTCTACCAAATTTTAAACCTTTTTTACCACTAGGAAATTCGCTTTTATATGTTCCAGCATCTACATGATTTGCTAAATTTAACAAATGTTCTCTCGCATCTTCATCATATATATCATGAATTCCTGCTCTAAATTTTTCCCAATTACCACTCTTTGCTGAATCTACCATTCCAGAATATTTATCAGATGCATCAGGTGCTGAATTAGCTACAGAATCAAACATATGATCACTATCTGGTGAAAAACCTTTACCATATTTTATATCACCAACTTCATCTTTTGGTTTTGTTTTATCAGGATATATTTTTTCATAATCCTCTGGATCATAAAAATCTGGCTCCCCTTCATCATCTTCCCAATCATCATCCATACCAAAATCAGCATCTGCTCCTGTATCTCCACCAAATGGTTTATCTTCAGGTTCACTATCATCAAAATCTCTTTCAAAATCTCCACCACCTAATGATTTACCTTTTGGTTCTTCTTTGTCATTGCCACCTTTTTCTTTATCTACCATTTTTTTTGCGTCATCATAAGCAGGATGATCTTCTCCTTGTTTTAGTGCACCGCGGACTGAAATTGTTTTATCCTCACCTGTATCTTTATCTCTATAAACGATTTGTTTATCCATTAAATCCTTATCAATATTAGCATCAGTAGCATC